ACACAAATAATTACCGCAACCTTGTCGGACACAGTTTTTTACTAGACGCCGCTTCACTTTTTGATGACACCACGGATATAGCTTTTAAAGCACAATATATTCGACTAGCAGGAAGACGCGATTATAGTTTGTACAAATTGTACAAAGTTACCCATTTAGACTTGAGTTATTTCAAAGACCTAGACTTAGATACACTTGCACACAATCCCCTGCTCAAAATAACACAAAACAAAATATATTTCAAATACGAGAATTAAACAATGGCAATTTCATTTAAAAACACCAAAGGCAAAGCAATTTCCAACAAAGTTGAGGCTTTTGAGTACAAAGACGGCGAAAACACAGTCAGATTGATTGGCGGCGTACTGCCCCGTTATATTTACTGGTTGAAGGGTGCAAACAACAAAGACATTCCAGTTGAATGCTTGGCTTTTAGCCGTGACAAAGAAAAATTCGACAATGTGGAAGTCGATCACGTTCCTACCTACTTTCCAGACTTGAAGTGCTCATGGTCGTACACAGTTAACTGTATTGACCCCAAAGACGGCAAAGTCAAAGCACTTAACTTGAAAAAGAAACTGTTTGAGCAAATTGTAAGTGCAGCCGAAGACTTGGGCGACCCAACCGATCCAGACACAGGCTGGGATGTTGTGTTCAAGCGTACCAAAACAGGTCCACTGGCTTTTAACATCAGCTATGATCTGAGTGTGTTACGTTGCAAGCCACGCAAGCTAACTGATGCTGAACGTGCTGCGGCTGACGAAGCCAAGTCAATTGACGAAAAGTACCCACGTCCAACCGAAGCCGAAGTACTAGCAACCCTGGTAAAAATTACCACAAACACTGATGACGGCGACGCAGGCGATGACGCTGCACAAGAAGCTGTTAAAGAACTAGGTTAAACAACACATAGCCCGCTAAACTTAAAAGCTTAGCGGGCTATTTTGTCTCGTATAATATGAAAATACTCTTTACAGCAGACGTACACATCAAGCTAGGTCAAAAGAATGTTCCAGTTGCTTGGGCTAAAAATCGCTTCAAAATGTTTGTTGAGCAGTTTGCAGAAATGCAAGAATCAGCAGACTTGGTAATCATAGGCGGTGACGTGTTTGACAGACTACCAACCATGGACGAAGTAGAACTCTACTTTGACTTTGTGGAGTCATTTACAAAGCCCACACTGATCTATCCAGGCAACCACGAAATGTTGAAAAAAGACACAACATTTTTAACAAACCTAAAAAGGTCCACACATCGCTTAAACCCACTGGTAAGTGTAATTGACGATTACTACCAAAATTGCGGCTTTGACATTGACATTATTCCCTACAACAAGCTAAAAGATTACGAAAAGAATGGCAGAGCTTTTGTGGGCCGTATTCTTTGCACACACGTTCGTGGCGAGATTCCACCACACGTTAAACCAGAAGTAGACTTGGACATATTTGCCAGCTGGCAGGTTGTCTTAGCCGGTGACCTACACAGTTATGAAAACTCTCAAAGAAATATTCTTTACCCTGGTAGCCCTTATACTACTAGCTTTCATCGTTCCAGGGTTGATACCGGTGCTATTCTGCTTGATGCTAGTAGCTTGGAACATCAGTGGCTTAAATTCAACTTGCCGCAACTCATTAAGCGAACAATTGCCGCAGACGAAACGCCCGTTCCCACAGACTTTGATCATACCATGTACGAAGTCCAAGGCGACATGCAAGAGCTTGGAGAATTAGCCGATAGTGAGCTTATTTCTTCAAAAGTTCTCAAACGTGATACTGATAGTGCACTAATCCTAGACCCTGAAATGTCGCTGGATGCAGAAGTTCGCGAATACTTAACTTATATCTTAGAATTACCAGAACCCACAATTGACAAGGTTCTCAAGGAGATGCAAAATCATGCAGAAAAACTCACCTAAATCAGCGCAAGTATGGTCACAAACAAACTGCCCTGCCTGCACCGAAGCCAAGCGACTGCTGGACTTGCATGGTATTGCAATCGAAGAACGTATGTTGGGTATTAACGGCTACACTAAAAAAGACTTAATTGAGCTAGTTCCACAAGCACGCAGTGTTCCACAGATTTTTGTAGATGGTGTGTATGTGGGTGGCTTACAAGAACTAAAACGAAAACTCGCACATGATAACAATAAAAACACTAGCATGGTCTAATGCTTTCAGTTACGGCGCGGACAATTCTATTGATTTTTCCAATGCACAGCTAACGCAGCTGGTAGGCAAAAACGGCCACGGTAAAAGTTCTATTGCACTTATCTTAGAAGAAGTCCTGTTCAACAAGAATTCAAAGTCAATTAAAAAAGCCGATATTATCAATCGCTATGTTGACAGCAAACACTACGAAATCTCACTGGTGTTTGAAAAAGACGGCACAGAGTACACAATCAACACACGTCGTGGCAGTACTCAAACCGTTAAGCTGTTTCGTGGTAGCACAGACATTAGTGCACACACAAGCACACAAACTTACAAAGCCATTGAAGAAATCTTGGGATTTGATCACAAGAGCTTTAGTCAGATTGTGTATCAGTCAAATGCTGGTAGTCTAGAGTTTTTAACTGCACCTGACACAGCACGTAAAAAATTCTTAATTGAAATCTTGAACTTGGGCAAGTATACTCAAGCACAAGAAGTTTTTAAGGAAACTGCTCAAGAGCTAAGCCGTGATATTGCCAAAGTGCAGGCTCAAGTAGACACTGTTAATGCTTGGTTAACCAAGTATGCCAACACAAACCTGTTACCTAAACCGCTGCAAGCAGTTCCCACAGTTCCAGATGAACTGGTAACTGGCAGTGCTGAGCTTGAAACGCAAATTGGTAGCTTAGAAGCTATTAATAAACGTATCACGCAAAACAACACTTATCGCCAGCTACAGTCAAAAATCAAGCTGTTTCCAATTCCTGAAAAGCCCAGTGAAGATGTGCGTCCATTGGTTACCGAGAGCACTCAGCTAGACAAACAAGTAGTTGAGCATTCAAAAACAATTCGTGATTCGCAAGCATTTGTTAAAAAGATTGCTGCACTGCACGGAACGTGCCCGACTTGTTTACAAGAGATTGATGAAGCCAAGATTGCTGAACTAGTAGCTGAGCAAGAAAAAATTCAAGACTTTGCACAAACCAGCAATATGGCACTAACAGCACGTATTAGTCAGCTAGATCTCTTACGTAGTGATATCGTCAAACGTACTCAAACCTGGGAAAGTGCGAGCAAATCCCGTGAAGAATGGGAAAAGTACCATGCACTTATTAACACAGAATTATCAGAAGACCTATTAGACAAAAACGAACTGGATTCAAAGTTTCAAGCATTGCAAAAAGCAATAGCGGGTTTAAAAACAGCAATTGCACAAGCCGAAAAGCACAACTTGGCTGCTAGTGCACACAATGCGCGTGTGGAGTCATTGAGCACTCAGATCACTGAAATGAATAGTGAGTTGGAAACCTACAGCACAAACTTACACGAGCTATCAGAGCGCATGAGTACTGTTAACGTGTTAACAAAAACGTTTTCAACCACTGGCCTAGTAGCTTACAAAATTGAGTGCTTGGTCAAAGACCTAGAAGAAATCACAAACAGCTACTTGGTTGACTTGTCAGATGGTCGTTTTCAAATTGGTTTTAAAATTTCGGCTAGTGATAAACTAAATGTGGTTATCACAGACAATGGTCGTGATATTGAAATACTGGCACTAAGCGGTGGTGAACGTGCCCGAGTTAACGTAGCCACATTGTTAGCTATTCGCAAACTAATGCAGACCCTAAGTTCAAGCAGAATTAACTTGTTGATCTTGGACGAAACAGTTGAGGCATTGGATGTGGATGGCAAAGAACGACTAGTAGAAGTTCTACTAGGCGAAGAACACTTAAACACCTTTTTAGTATCACATGGATTTACTCACCCACTGCTGGAAAAGGTAAATGTTGTCAAACACAACAACATATCACAAATCGAGGTATAATATGATTAAAATTGAACGAAGCACTGCGGTTAAACCAACCATTATGCGAAATGGTGTGCGCCAACCAGTAACATTAAACATGACGGTTACCGCAGAGGAACTAGCCAGCTTAACTGCTGAAAGTGGCACGATTACCTACAGTGTAGACGAACTGGAGGTTAAGACTGTTGACTTTCGATCAGTCCCCGCCCCTGAGCCAGTGGTTGACACCGCCCCCGCCGCTGAGCCTGTGGCTGGGGCCAAGGTTGCCAAGCCCATCGTACAACCTGCACGTAAAACTGCCAGTGCGACGCAAGCGTAATGGTCGTTGACGCACGAGCAAAAGGTGCGCGCACAGAAACTGTGGCGCGTGACCTCTTGCGTAAACACACCGGTTTAGGGTGGGAGCGAATACCTGGAAGTGGTGCCCTAGACCCCAAGCATTTGCTAAAAGGCGACTTATACGTTCCAGGACGCACTAACTTATGGTGCGTGGAAGTAAAAGGCTATGCCGAAGACCATCTTACTTCACAGCTGCTTACCTCAAAAACTCCGCAACTAGTGGAATTTTGGCAGCAAACCATACGTCAAGGCCAGCAAGTTAGTAAAAAGCCACTGTTAATATTTAAGTTTAATCGCTCAAAGATTTTTGTGGCTTTTGAAGATATGCCAAACAGCGATGCTTATCGCTGCATTTACTACAATCATGAAAGCCATGAGTTCTATATAGCACTCCTAGAAGATTGGTTGCAGCATGAGCATCCAGAATTTGTAACTTGAAATACTTTGGTTTTTAGTGTATAATATACACTTAACCACAAAGAATACACCATGAGTATTACATTTAAAAAAGCCACAGAATCAAACAACACGCTGCTGGTTGTTGATGCCTTAAACTTGGCATTTCGCTACAAGCATAGTGGAGCCACAGATTTTGCCACTGATTACATTCGCACAGTAGACAGCTTAAAAAAGTCCTATAAAGCATCGCATGTTATTATTGCTTGCGACCAAGGCAGCTCTAGCTATCGCAAGGCACTTAGCCCTGAGTACAAGCAAAACCGCAAAGACAAACAAGAACAGCAAACAGATGCAGAACGTGCAGCATTTGAATTGTTCTTTGAAGACTTTTTAGCAACTATTGCCACAATTGAAACCACAACCAGCTATCCAGTGCTAAAGTTTCAAGGCGTAGAAGCCGACGACATTGCTGCTTATATTGTATCACAAAAGTCTAAACTCAGCACAGACGATATCTGGCTTATCAGTTCAGACCGTGACTGGGATTTGCTAGTACAACCTGGCGTCAGTCGATTCAGTTACGTTACGCGCAAAGAAGTTACCCTTGACAACTGGAATGACCACTATGAATTCAATCCTGAAGATTACATTAGTATTAAGTGCCTTACAGGTGATACTGGCGACAATGTTGCTGGTGTCCCTGGTATTGGGCCTAAACGAGCAGTTTCACTTGTGGCTGAGTATGGCAGCACTTACGACATTATCGCAAGTATTCCATTACCAGGCAAGTACAAGTATATTCAAGAGCTAAACAAGTGCAAAGACACACTAATGCTAAACTATCAACTAATGGACTTGGTAACACACTGCCGTGAAGCCATTGGTGACGATAATCTCAAATCAATTGACCAAACCCTAGAACTTTACCTACAATGAGTAACCAATATTTTATTAACAGCGGCAGCTGCATCACAGAACCCACAATTGACTGTCAACTACAGCCAGGCGCAAAACTACCACAACGTGCACATCCCAATGACGCTGGTGCAGATTTGTTTGCACTTGAAGCACATGAAATTTATCCCGGCGAACAAAAACTTGTGGATACAGGAGTAGCGGTCAAAATTCCACGAGGGTTCGCAGGCTTTATTTATAACAGGAGCTCGCAAGGGAAACGTGGGATTACAATCCCTCACAGTGTTGGCGTAATAGATGCTGACTATCGTGGAAATTTAAAAGTTTTGCTGAAAAATATTTCGGAAGACCCTTATACAATCGAGCCAGGTGACAGGATTGCACAACTGGTAGTGCAGCGAGTAGAACTTCCCACATTCCGTGATGCATGGAATGACACACAACGCGGTACTGGCGGTTTTGGTAGTACCGGACAATAACTGAGAAAATATTATGAAACATTTTGTATTAATGCTGTTAGTGGCCACACTAACAGCTTGTGGCGGTGGCAACACCCCAGAATTGCCCAAAGCAGTAACACTGTCTGACAAAGCCGTTGCTGAGTTGCCCGCACCTTTTGTGTTAGGCCCATCAGGAACTGTTGCAGTGCCTGAAATCCCTGTAGTAGGTCCAGGTCCAGCAGCTCAACTGCCTTTTGTAATTGGTCCGGTAAAAGGCCCACAGGTTACACTAACACCTACGGTGGTAATTGGGCCTAGTCCAGTTATCCAACCCACAATTAACTACTGCACAGACGGTTTTGTAGTTGGACCTTGTGTAAAACTAGATTCTACCTGCAAGCCAGATGCGAGTGGATTCGTAGCAGGTCCCTGTACTCAATAAATCAAGGAAATAAATGAACCTACCATCAACACGAGCACAAGTAATTACACGTCGTACATACAACCGCCCTACCTCAGACGACGGAAAACAATTTGAAACATGGGCAGAAACAGTTGCACGTGTTATTGACCACCAACAGTGGTTGTGGGAGCGGGCAGTTGGTCGTGACTTAAACGACCTAGAATACTCGGAACTTTATGATCTTGAGCAACTAATGCTAGATCGCAAAGTGCTAATGAGTGGTCGCACACTGTGGCTTGGCGGCACTAACGTAGCCAAAACACGTGAAGCATCTCAGTTCAATTGCAGCTTTACACACGTTGAAACAATCTATGACGTAGTAGACGTCTTATGGTTGTTGCTACAAGGTTGCGGCGTTGGATTTAAACCAATTGTAGGAACGCTAAATGGATTTTCAAAGCCAATCAAGAACATTCGGATGGTTAGAAGCACACGCACTGCCAAAGGTGGCAATGAGCACAACGTTGAGTACTGGGAACCAGACACCAAAACCTGGACAATTCAAATCGGAGACAGTGCAGAAGCCTGGGCAAAGTCAATTGGCAAACTACTGGCTGGAAAATATTCCGCTGATACGCTCGTCTTGGACTTTTCGCAACTACGACCAGCAGGTGAAAGATTAAAAGGCTATGGATGGATTTCAAGTGGCGACAGTGCTATATCCACTGCATACGTGGCTATTGCAAATATCCTCAACGGCCGTGCTGATAGTTTACTTACTCGGATGGATATCCTCGATATTGTTAACCACCTGGGTACTATTCTATCTAGTCGTCGTAGTGCCGAGATCGCTTTATTTGACTATGACCAGCCAGAATGGGAAGAATTCGCAGTAGCCAAAAAAGACTGGTGGTTGCATAATAACCAGCACCGCACACAATCAAACAACAGTTTAGTATTTAAAAAGAAACCACTAAAAGCCGACTTAGAACGCATCTTTGGGATGATGACTGAAGCCGGTGGTAGTGAACCAGGATTTATCAATGAAGTTGAAGCACTCAGACGCGCTCCGTGGTTTAAGGGAGCCAATCCATGCGTTGAAATCTTACTCGGTAACAAGGCTTTCTGTAACCTTACCGAAACTGACATTGCCAAGTTCAAAGGCGACACTGCCGGTTTGCACAACGCTATACGACTGGCAGCTCGTGCCAACTACCGACAAACGTGTGTTAACCTTCAGGACGGCATTCTTCAAGAGTCTTGGCACCTTAACAACTATTTCTTACGACTTTGCGGTGTAGGCCTAACTGGTATTGCAATGCGTCCTGACATGGGCAGCTATGACTATGAATACTTAAAGCGTACTGCCACATCGGCTGCTGTGGGTATGAGCTTGGAACTGGGTTTACCTGCTCCCAAGAACGTAACTTGTATCAAGCCTTCAGGCACTCTCAGCAAGATCATGGATACAACTGAGGGTGTACACAAACCACTAGGAAAGTACATTTTCAACAATGTTCAGTTTAGCAAACATGACCCGGTGGTTGAAAAGCTACGTCAAGCGGGTTACCGTGTTATTAATCATCCTGTTGATGATTCTGGAGTTCTTGTTACGTTCCCAGTAATGTGGGACGGAGTTCCATTTGATAAAGTTGAGGGTAAAGAAGTTAATATCGAATCAGCTGTGGTACAGTTGGAGCGTTATAAGCTGTTACAGACTAGCTGGAATCAACAAAACACATCGGTAACTATTAGTTATGATCCTAGTGAAATTCCTGCAATCATTGACTGGCTGCTAGACAACTGGGATTGTTATGTGGGCGTGAGTTTTATCTATCGCACAGACCCTACTAAAACTGCCAAAGACCTTGGATACTTATATCTTCCACAAGAAGTTGTAGACGAACAAACATACCGTGAGTATGTTGCCACAGTTGGTGAAGTTGACTTAAACAACACCAACAGTTTTGACGAAATCACCGATGCCGAGTGCGCAACTGGTGCTTGCCCAATTAAATAAACTAACCAACCATAAACATGAACGATATTAAAATCAACCTTTCAGACCTGTCTGTTGACGAAGTTAATGCTATCCTAGCCGGACTGCAAGAACTGCCTGCTAAAATCTGCAATCCGCTATCTCAAAAAGTTCGCGCACAAGCAGAAGCCCAGTTGCCACAACCAGCACCACAGCCAGCAGCCGAATAAATAGGCAAAGAAAAAGCCCCCGCATCAGAAGATTCGGGGGCTTTTTTGTCGTCAAATTTTTGTAGGGTGCGCCAGTGCACTTGCCCAAAAATATCCTGCATAATTTCTTATTACCGTGCATTTTTGCTCCTGGAACCCTAAAAGTTGTGTTGCACTACATACCATTTTGTTGTATAATTATATCAGTTCTTAAATTTTAGGAACTGCGCAGTGATACGCAGTATCATATCTATCCACAACACAGAAATTTATTTATATGGATGATAACACAACTGGCGTACCTGTTTCCCCGGCTGCAACCGAGGAAGTTATGGAAGCGCTTAAAAAACAAGCTAGTTTTGCTGACCAATATTACAAGCAACTAGTATCTCAAGCAAAAGAAACTTTAAAGGAGCCTAAAATGGCAGAAGTAATGACACCCGGTATGATTATGGGTATGGGCGGTAGCAATGATGGTGGTTTCGGCGGAGGCGGTTTAATCGGCGGTCTTATCCTAGGAAGCCTACTACGCAACAACGGTAACTTACTAGGTGGAGAAGGCGGTGGAGCAGCACTAGGTGCCACACTACGTAACCCACCAGAACAAAACCAAGCTAACATGAGCCTAATGCAAAGCATTGGCGCTGTTGACAAAGCAGTAGCTGTATCAACAGCAGCAATGGAAGCCTCACAAGCTAACCAAACTATTGGTATTAATGCAGCACTAAATGCAGTTACTCAAGGATTGTCTCTACGTATTGACAACGTAAAAGACGTAGTTAACACAAACGCAGTTGCACTAATGCAAGGTCAGGCAGCTATTAACCAGAACGTAATGGAAAACCGTTATGAACTAAGCAAGGATATTAGTGCTGATGGTGAAAAGACTCGTGCACTGATTACTCAGCAATACGAATTAAACCTACAGCGTCAACTAGCTGATGCTAATGCAGCTATTATTGAGCTACGTAGCCGTGAGTTTAGTGGCGCTGCTGCACGTGGTGTTGAGGTTACAACAACCAACAACATCAACCAGATGCAACAACAGCAACAAACTCAAGCTCAGTATGGCCAATTGGCCAACTTGATCTGGAGCTTAGGTCAGAGCATTCGCAGCGAAAATGCTGCAATCAACGTTGGAAGCGGAACACAAACTGCTAACCCAAGCAACACAAATACTAACATTCGTTAATATTGCTAGCCCCCGCAGCCACAAGCCGTGGGGGCTTTTTTGTTAAGGAACTAACATGCAATATCAAACAATGCCATTTGGCTGGAGTATGCCACCGTACTTGCCGCTTCCTCCAACAATTGATGACCGTGACTTGTTTATAAACAGTGTGGTAAACGGCGGCCCAGGTACGCCTGGACCAGAAGGGCCCGCAGGTCCGCCAGGGCCGGCAGGTGTAGGAGTTGCCTCAGCAGAAGTAACTGATAATCCAGGGGACTTACTATTACTGCTAACTGATGGTACAATAGTGAATGCAGGCCCTGTAATAGGGCCACCTGGACCACCTGGACCACCTGGACCACCTGGACCACCTGGACCTGGCAAAGGCTGTGTGTGCAATACTGTGACTATTACCGAAGACTATTGTGCTAGTGAAACCGATTGCTATATTGGTGCACAGCTAAAAGATAAAGCAACGGTTACACTGCTCAACTCAGTACCTCCAGGTACCAAACACACAATCAAATTAGAATTTGGAGCACCTGTTGGTAATCGAAAATTAACGGTACAGCCAGAAGCACCAGCACTAATAAATGGTGTTACCGCAATTACAATGACGACTCCTTATGAGTCACTTAATGTAATTTACAACAACAACAACTGGTGGACAATATAAGGAATAATATGGAAGACCTAAAACTGGCACTTAAAAGTGCTTTTGCAACAACTTATGCGTTCTTAGTCAAAGCTGAAAACTTTCACTGGAACGTAACAGGCCCCGACTTTTTGCAGTATCATGAACTGTTTGGAAAAATTTATGATGAGGTAGATGATGAGCTTGACGATTTTGCTGAGCGTGTTCGCGCTTTGCGCTGCTGGGTGCCTGCTAGCTTTTCACAACTTGCAGAACACTCAACGATTGCTGACACTTTGGAAGTGCTACCAAAAAATGAAATGTTGCGCACGCTATACGTTGACAACGGAAAAGTACACGAAGAACTCATAAAGGCTTATGCGCTAGCTGAGCAGTATGGTGAGCATGGATTAAGTGCTTTTTTAAGTGAGCGTATTGATGCACATCGCAAACATGGCTGGATGCTTTACTCAAGCATGGCTGTTTAAACAAAAGCCCGCAACTATTGCTAGTTGCGGGCTTTTTTATTGTGTGTCCTCTAGACTATCTTCGTCGTCAACGTCATCATAGTCAATTATACCTTCAGGTGCTAGCTCACTAAATACCAGTACTAATATATCACGATAAGGTTGTTCGACCAAATGTAAGTCTAACAAGTAAGTGTCTAAGTGATTGTTGCGTAGCAGTTGTGCATGATACATAAACTGACCGAAAGCATCTAAGCTTTCGGAAATATTTTCGTTAGCGTAGTTTTCTATGGTTTGTGCTGCTGCCATTAGCATCATGTGTGGAATCTGCGATTTTGTAACTGTTACCAAGCGCAATGCTTTGGCTTCACGTGCACGCATAATTTGATTACGCTTGCTAGTACTCCACGAGTATCCACCATCACCACCCCACAAGTCCCAGGCTACTCGACCTTTGCTTGGAAAACCTTCTTCACCACTGCGAAATCCTGTTGCTTTTTTATCAGGTTCATGACGGCTAAAAAAGCTGTACATGCGTAAGACAACACTTTCCGAAAGTGGTTCACGATCTTTGAGTTGATTAGCTCTGGCCAAACCAACTAGCGTACCGCCAGGCTCGCCGTCTGCTTTCCACTTTAAGGCACGTTTAGCGGCAGTTGCCATGCCGGTTGTTGGTTTGTATGTTTTTGCCATATTTATCTATAAGCCATAATAATTTGTTTACACATCTTTGAACGAACAATGTCTTCGTCAAGAAATTCTACCACTTCGATACCTTCAATACCATCTAGGCGCTCTACGGCATCAATTAAACCAGAAGCGTCGCCTATGTCGCTTTGACATTCGTCAC